CTAAGAAACACTTAAAAGAATACAAAGATACCAGAGCTATACAAGGTCAAACTTACTTGAAATATGTAAATCAATATTGTAGGATTCCTCAGAAATGGGAGAAAGCATTCCTGGATTGGTTGGTTACTGGAGAAGTATATACATATAGAGGAGTAAACTATAATGAACCTGAGTATGAAGTAATTAATCCTTTAGAGATTGATTATGATAAAGACCCTAATCTTGATTTTGTTGAAGATGGAGATTGGGTAGTATCTCGAAAACAATGTCATGCATCTACAGTAGTTGATGCTTATTATGATGAGTTAACTAAAGAAGAAATAATCAGATTGGAGAAACCACGTAACACTGCTGGACTTCAGTTTAATCTGTTTCAGAATACTTCATCATTCTTTGAACCATCTTATAGACATCCTGATAGACTTACTGAAGTATGTCATGTATGCTGGAAATCAAGAAAACAAATTGGATTCTTAACTTATATAGATGAGTTTGGACAAGAACAAATAATGGAAGTTGACCCAGAATTAGTTAAACCAGATAAGTCTTTAGGACAATCTATGAGAACTGAATGGGTTAATGAAGTATGGGAAGGTACTAGGATTGATGGAGATATATTTGTGAGAATGAGACCTATGCCTGTACAGAGAAACTCTATGGATAATCCTTCTAAATGTAAGTTACCTTATAATGGAAGAATATTCTCTAATAGAAACTCTGCAAATGTATCTATGGTATCATTAGGTATGGTATATCAAATGAACTATAATATCATAAAATACAGATTAGATTTATCAGTAGCTAAAGCTAAAGATATGATAGGTATGTTAGACTTAGCTTATATTCCTAAGAAATGGGATATGGATAAGTATATGTATTATATTGATGCTACTGGTATTGCTTGGTATGATAGTGCTGCTCCTGATTTCAAACCTAGTCCTAACATGAAGAATTATTTAGATTTAACTAATAAATCTATAACTCAATATGTTCAGCTACTTGATTTTATATTATCTGAGTGGGAAAGGGTATCTGGAGTAACAAGACAGAGAATGGGTGAAACTAAAGCATCTGATTTAGCTTCTGTAACTCAACAAGCTGTATATGGTTCTTCAATGGTTACTGAGACTTACTTCTCTAAGTTTGAAGAGATTGAGCAATTGGATACTCAAGCTATGTTAGACTTTGGTAAATATGTATGTGCTAATGGTAAGAAGACTATGTTCATTATGCCTGATGGTACTACAAGCTATCTCGATATAGATGGACCTGAGTTTGCTTCTGCTGAGATGTCTGTATTTGTAACTAAATCTGGTAAAGAGAAAGAGAAGTTTGAGTTCTTAAAACAGATGGCTCCTCAATTAATTCAGAATGGAGTACCTATGTCAGTAATTGCTGGTATTATGGATTCTGATAACTTTACTACTTTAGTGAGAAAGATAGAAGCTGCTGAAGCTCTTATGGCTCAACAAAAAGAAGCTGAAGCTGCTATGCAACAAGAGATAGTTGATAAAAACAATGCTGCTGCTAAAGAACTACAAGATGCTGCTATTCAGAATGAAAATAAGAATAATCAACTGGATAGAGAGAAAGATATATATGTAGCTGAGATAAAAGCTCTTGGTACACAAGCAATAAATACACCTGATGCTGATAACAATGGGCAACCTGATATAATTGAATCTGGTAAACTAGCATTAGAACAAATGAAACTAAACTTTGAAACTACCTTTAAAAATAAAGAACTATCTCAAAAAGATAGAGAACTAGACTTTAAGGAAAAAGAACTTAAAGATTGGAAAGAGGTAGAAGAGAAGAAAATTAAAGCAAGTAAGAATAAACCTAAAACAAAATGATAAACTTAAAAAATTATTTAGACACGTTAAACAATGATGATAAAGTAATAATCATCAGAAAGAATGACTCAAATTCTCCAGAACAGGTTACTTACTATACTACATTTAGTGAGGTAAAAGACTCTGTATTAAGTTCTTTGATACAAGGAACTAATATGAGTTTTGATACCTCTGTTCCAGGACAGCTTACAATATCTTTAGATTCAGATGTTTCTATAGATAGTTTAACGGTATCTGGACCCATAACAGAAAATACTCAAGAACTTACAGTAACATCAGGTTCAGCAACTTTAGATGTTTATGAAGGAGGTATTTGCACACTACTACTTGAAAAGAATGTTATATTGAATGCTGATGCTGTTCCTGACAATACAACAGTTAAAATACTTGTAACACAAGATGGTACAGGAAACCACACTTTAGATATTTTAAACCTATTTTCTCCTAATGGAGCCTTAGATATCTCAGCAACTGCTGATGGGGTATCTATAGTAACTATGACTAAGATAAATGGTCTGTGGTATGGTTACGCAATAAAACTTTATGAGCTTGTATTAGATGTAGATGCTGCTGCGTTTTTGACTGCTGCCAGTATTACAGATGGTGTAATATCAAAAGCTATAAACAATCTAACATTATCATTAAAAGCTGCTAACCTTTGGGGTAAGATGGTTGCATTGTATCCTTTTGTTGGTGGTACTGCTTCTACACATAAGTTTAACTTACTTGACCCAGTAGATGCAGATGCCTCATTTAGAATGACTTTTTCTGGAACTTGGACACATAATGCTAATGGTATAACAGGTAACGGTGTTGATACAACTGCTGATACTAAGATTATACCTGTTACTGATTTAACAGATAATTCAACTCACATATCATTATACTCAGGTACAGCAAATACATCAAGTGTGCCTGATATACAGTGTGGTCCAGATGGGACTTCTTTGATTTCATTGTTTACAAAACATCCTACATTTGGGTTTCTTTCTGATATGTATGATTATAATGTGAATAGGATACAAACCCCAAATACAGCATCAACAGGGTTCTATGCAGCATCAAGGGTTGGAGCATCAGATTTTAGAGCTTTTAAAGACGGTGTACAAATAGGTTCAACTAACACTACAACATCACAAGGATTTAGTGATTTAGCCACAGAAACAATAACCGTTGGTAACTTAACTACAGCAAGAACATACTCTTTAGTTAGTGTTGGAACAGGTTTAACTCTTGCTGATGTACAAGCTCTTAATGCAGCAGTAGTAACCTTTCAAACAGAACTAAGCAGAAACGTGTAATGATACCAAAGTCATTTGATTTACTAGGTCACAACATAAAGGTAAAAGTTATAAAAAAGCTTTTAGACAAAGGTGTGAATGTAGGTGAATCAAATGACCCTGAGAATACTATCACTATATCTAACAAGTACAAAGATGGAGATAAAGTAAAGGTAGCAAATGATGATTATATTGAACATACTTTTTATCATGAATTAATTCATCAAATCCTGACTAAAATGGGAGAGTATAAATTAAACAATAATGAGAAGTTTGTTGATAATTTTGCTGCTTTATTACATCAATTTGAAAAGAGTAAAAAATTTAAGTGAGTAATACTACCACGTAAGATTGAATTTATACTTTGATTCTATATAGATAACTATTTAATTTTGATAAAGATTTATGAGTAAAGAAAAAGAAAATCAAGAAACTCAACCCCTGGGAGGATTGAGTATGGAAAATGTCTTGAACTCCTATGTTAACCCTGAAGGAAATCCTGGAGAAAACCCAGAAGAGCCTGAAGAACCTGAGAGTCCAGAGAATCCAGAAGAGCCAGAAACACCTGAAGAGAAACCTAAAGAACCAGAAGCTAAAAAACAATCTGGTGTTAAAAAAGAAGGAGAAGAAAAACCTAAAGAAGGTGAAGAAGCTCCTGAAACTGAAAGTGTTCTAAAGAAAATTGTAGCTCAGTATGGATTTGAAGATATTAATGCTGATGAGTTTGAAGAAACTGAAGAAGGATTAATACAACTAAATGGTGTAATTGCTGAGAAATTAGCTGAACAGGAAATTGAAGGATTTTTTGAGAGTTATCCTGCTGCAAGGTCATATTTTGAATATCTTGCTTTAGGTGGAGACCCTGATAAATATCATTCAGTTAAGAATCCTGAGATTGACTATTCTGAAGTTAGTGTTGATGGAGATGAAAACATCCAGAAAACAGTAGTAAGGAAATGGTTGGAGTCTCAGAACTATACTAAAGAAGAAGTTGATTCTGAACTTGAAGATTATAGTAATGCTGGAATGCTTGAGAAAAAAGCTAAGATGGCTATAAGCAAACTTCAAGCTAAACAAGAGCAAGATAAAAAAGAGCTGATTGAAAATCAACGTAAAGAGGCTCAGGAAAAAGCAACAAAAGTAAAAGAGTACTGGACAGGTGTTTGGGATAAATTAGATAAATCTGCAACAATGAAGAATCTGAATATTCCTGTATCTGAAAAGAAAGCTCTATTTGATTATATGTCTAAACCTGTTACTAAAGAGGGTTACTCTCAAGAACAGTTAGATGAGATAGAAATGAAAAAAGACCCTGAAGCAAGAATAGCTTTAGCCTTGATTAAAATGAAGAAGTTTAACTTGTCTAAGTATGTAGACAATGTAGCTAAAACTAATCAAGCTAAAAGTTTATCTGAGAAGTTGGGTAAAGGATTACAGAAAGCTAAGGCAGCATCAAACAAAGAAACACCAAACCTTGAGAATCCTGATATAGACCATATTAAAGGAATCAGCTTTGGAACCTAATAGCTTAATTTAAAACAAATAAAATAAAAAATGAGAATTTACAGAGACATCTTTAGTGAGTCAAAATACAATGACTCCAACTCAGTAGCTGCTGCACTGCTTCAAAAGCCAGCAGAAATCAGTTCTGTTATCACCCACTTGTCAGGAAGAGAAGACAAGCAATTTCCATTATCATTCATTACTGAAGGTATGGGTCAAACTGTAACCATTGATGGTTTAGAGTATGAATACCGTGTAATGGATAGAATGGACAAAGCTGTTGCTATTGCTGAAACACCTTCTGGTACTAATCTTGGTATTGGTGGAGGATTCTTCAAACTGGTTTTCACTACCAGCTGGTTTAATAACGGTTATGTTATTGCTGGTGAATCTGGAGTACAGATTAAAATCTTTGGAGACCCTACTCCATTGGCTAATGGTTATGAGTATACTGTTAAATTGGTATCTCCTGACCCTACTTCTTATTTACCTGCTACTGACGTAATTGCTGGTAAACTATTTGGACAGTACTACAATCCTGTAGAAACTGACTTCTCAAGAGGTTCAGATTCTAAATGGATGGCTCCTAGCTTAATTCGTCATAAGCTGACTACTCTTCGTAAATCTTACTCTTTCTCAAGAGCTGCTCAAAATGCTGTAATGGTATTTGAAGTTCCTACAGAAGGTGGAAAGATGACTAAACTGTGGATGGACTGGGCTGAATATCAGTACATGATTCAATACCGTAAAGAGTGTGAATCATACTACTTGTATGGAACTCAATCTTATGATGAAACTGGTGTAACCAGCTTGCAAGGTAACAATGGTTATCCTATCATCATAGGTCCTGGATTGTTAGACCAAATCCAAAATCGCAGTACTTATTCTGATTTCACTGTAGAATTGTTGGATAGTATCCTGGGTTCTCTGTACATTGGTATGAGTGATGCTCAAGAAATGGACATCACAGTTTATACTGGTATTGGTGGATTCCGTGTATTTGACAGAGCTTTGAAAGATAAGTTAGGTAACATGGGCTTTACTTTGCTGGTTAACTCAGATAAATTCATTGAAGGTTCTGGATATGAGCTTGCACTGCAAGGTTACTTCAGGACTTACAAACACGTAGATGGTCATACTTTGCGTTTGGTTAAACACCCAATGTATGATTTTGGTCCTAGAGCGCAAGTTGGTCCTTGGATTGATGCTTTGCCTTTGGAATCTTATCGTATGACATTTGTAGACCAATCTAAATATGATGGACAATCTAATATTTTGATGGTTAACCAACGTGGTGGAGAAATGCTGAGATGGGGTGTTGCTGGTTCTACAGTTCCTAATGGAATGGGTAACAGTAACTTGCTTCGTGCTAGTGATATTGATGGTGCATCAGTACACTTCTTGAAAACAGCAGGTATTGTACTTCGTAGGTTTACTACAAGCTTTGATTTACAACGAAGCAAAACTGCATAACTATAACTTGAAGAGGGGTTAAAATCCCTCTTCTTGATTATGAACGAATAATGAAATAAAGAATATGGAAAAAGTAATTGTAAAAAGAAAAAAGAAAACAAGTTATCTTCCTAAAGCAACACAGGAAATGCTTGAGACAAGGAAAATTGCTCAAATCAGGTCACATTTAATGGCTAACAATTTGCCTCTTAACCCGTTTACTCCAACAGAAGAATCTAAGTATTTAGCTGATATTCTGGTTATGGACCCTAAACATCAGGATTTTAGAGCAGAATGTAGAAAGTATTGGGCTAACAAAATGGTAGAAGTACCTCAAGAAGGAGTTACTTTTGACATTACTATGGATGAAGATGGTAATCCTGTAAATGTAACAGATTGGGTAACTTATAAATGGTTACTTATGCACGTAAGGGTTGACCAACAAAATGATGAGAGGTCTAATAGTCAAGTAAAAGACTTCTATATGTACAATCCTAGTAGTGAAGTTAAGAAGAACAATGATACTCTTCAGCTTAGAAAACAAGCTATTAAAGAGTTGGTTAAACTTGAAGCAGCTCCAGAGAAATACGATTGGGTATTAAGATTATTCTCTACTGCTGATAAACTAATCAATCCTGAAACTATGAACAAGCTTGAGAAAGAAAACAAACTTGGAGAGTTAGCTGATTCACAACCTGATAAGTTTATTGCTGTAGTTACTGATAGTAATCTTGAATTGAAGTTTGAACTTGAATCAATGGTTGATAAAGGTATCATAGTAAAAGTTGGTGGAAGATATATCAATGGTGATGATGAAATCGGAGTTGATATTAATTCTGCTATCTCAAGACTTAAAGCTGCAAACTACTCTAAAGAGTATTCTATACTTAAAGCTAAACTTGCAGAATTAAGTAAAGGTAAAAAAACTAAAGTTAAAGAAGAAAATTAATGGTAATACAAGAGGTTCATACTAATATAAACTTAGGGATAGATAAAATCTATTCTAAACAATATGACTGGATTACTCCGAGAGAGATTGATACAGTTATTAATAAGAATGTTTATAGGTTTATTAAAACCAGGTATGAACCTCTTTTAAACCAACAAAAATCAGGATTTCAAATGTCTCAAAAGCGTATAGATGATTTGAGATTACTTGAAGTTCCTTACTATACTGATTATTGTTTTACAACTGAAGAAACAGATAGATTAAGATTCTATCTACCTTCTGACTATATGTGGTTAACTTCACAAAGAAGTTATATATATGGTTCTCCTTGTAAAACAATAACTTATACTAACTCTGGTATTAGTTCTACTATATACACTATACCTCTTGACTTCTCAGAATTTGGTGGAAATACATTTGTTGATTTTGATATTATCAGAAATGATACTTCAGTTTCAATAATTAATTCTACTGTATCTGCTCAGTTTAATCTATATGATGAAGACCTTACTCAATTGTTTTTAGATGATTTAGTAGCTGGTTTATCTTCATCTGATTTTACTGCTGGATGGGAAGTATTAAATGGTACAGGAGTATTTGGAGACAATCTGTTGATTATTAAGTATACTGGTGGTGGCACTGCACCAACATTATCTTATAAATATGTAGGAGCAACTTATGACTTTACTGTAGCTAGTTCTGCTGTATCTAATACTAGATTAGCAGGTGATAGTAATGGTGAGTATGTAACTAATCCTAACAGATATGCTCAAATGAATGATGTGTGGGTAATGCAAAAAGACCCCTTCAATAAATCTAATCTTAGTTTACCACTAACTATAGTATATGATAATGCTATAGATGTATTAGTAGACTTAAATAAATTTATTGTAGAAAAGTTAATTATTAGCTATATTCGCAAACCTAAACAAGTGAGTTTAGAATTGAATCAGGGAATCGAATTACCTGACCACACTCATCCAGAAATTATTCAAATGTGTGTGGATGACATCTTAGAGATGATTGAATCCAGAAGGTTGAATACTGCTGTGGAGCTAAATAAGGATTTAACAAATTAATAAATAAATATATTTTTCTAACTAAAAACAAAACAACAAAATGTCAAAACTTCTTTTGATTGGTTCTGATGTAGCAGTAGGTTCTGCTACTAATCCTGCAAATGTACCTAATGGTGCTATTGCTGTGTTCAAAGCTGATGGTGGACTGTTGACTGCTGGAGAAACTATTGATGACGCTGCTGAGATTTATCTCTGTCAAGGTGTTGCTACTGGTTTATCTCCTGTTATCACAGCTCGCATTCAGGGTAAAAACATTAAGAAATGGGATGGACAAGCTTACAATGCTGCCACTCGTAAAATTCAAACTCTTGGGTTTATTGGTGGCTCGAATACATATTCTTTGCCTACAGGAAACTCAACTTCCTATTCTTTGATAGTAATGGATACTACTCAAGGATTTGAACCTTATCCACGTTATCCATATGCTATCAAAACTGATTCTACAGCTACTCCTTTTGAAGTAGGTGATGAATTTTGTTTGGTAATCAATGAGACTCCTACTACTACTATTAATGAGTACAAAGAGGCTATTGTTTATGCTAATGTTATTGTGGATGTAAGCTCAAGTGCTATTGGTGGTTCTGAAACCCTTACTGTTACTGATGGTTCTGCTGTTGTAACTTCAAGTGGTACTTCTCACGCTCTTGTAGCTGGAGATTATGTAAGGATTGGTTCTGCTACTGATGACTTATACCCTGTGTATAAAGTATCTTCTGTAGATGGTGCTACTATTACTCTTACTCGTCCTTTCAGAGGAACTTCTGCTTCTGGTGTTGCTGCTGGTGAACTTTCTGCTGCTCCTACTTCATCTGATGAAGCTGGTATTCAGTTTATCTCACTTGTAGATAATGGTAACTTTGAAGTATCTACTGCTGGAAGTCTTGAAGGAACTCCTTTGACTAACAGTACTGCATTGGTATTCTCTAATGGTACAGGAACTCAAGTATCTACAATGGAAAGAAAACTGTTAGGAATGAAAGGTATTTTCAATACTATCTGGTATCCTCAGAACTTCCCTACTTTTGCTAATACAGCATATAACTATGACCTGTATACAATTGAAGTAGATAATAGCTATTTGGATAAAGGTATTCCTACTGCTTCTTACAGTACTAATTATACTGTTATTGTAGCACTTAAAACTGCTGGAACTAACAACGCTGCTTTTGAAGGAACATTGAATCCTTACATGAACTCAGTTGACCTTCCATCTGTTAACCTGTAATTATTTTTCTAACTTTTAATTAAAACAAAAATGAGCTTAACAACTTCAAATAAAAGCGTAGTAAAAGCAACTTATGATTTTTCTGTAAGTGGTGGTGCTGTTGGAGACATCTCTTTAGACTCTTGGGTTCCACCAGGAGCAGTAATAACAAATGTTTATTCAAGAGAAGTAACTAGTGCTACTTCTGGAGGTTCAGCAACTGTAACTCTTTCAGCAGGTTCAACTGCTTTAACTGGAGCTACAGCAATTGCTGATGTTGCTACAGGTTCTATTGCTCTTGCTTCATCTGCAACCGCAATTGTAATCAGTGCTTCTTCCAGACTTAAAATCACAGTAGGTACTGCTGCTCTGACTGCTGGTAAAGTTGAGTACTTTATTGAGTACATAGACAACAACTAATTTCTTTGGAGGGTGAAATTAAAACCTCACCCTCCTATTTTCTTTTCTTTTTTAATTTAATATCAAATGGCACTTGTACCCGTAATAACAGTAGCTAAAAATTCTGATTGTAGTGAAATTACAATAACTGATGCTACTGGTGAAGATAACTTAGCCAGTTCTACAAAATATTCTACTGGTAGTACTAATACTAATATCTCTAAAGCTGAGGTAGATGTTACTGATATTATAATTACACCTCCTGATAATACCCCTGTAGCTTTCAACTATACTTCTGGTTCTGATTGGGTTCCTGTAAATACATTAAGTATTACTTATGATAGTACTGATTTAGGAACATTAGATAGTGGAGTTTGGTTAATTGACTACTATGTTTGGAGTAATGCTGATTTTGCTTTTACTGCTACATTAACTGCAAATTCAGCAACAGTTACAATGTCTTCTGATGTTAGTGCAGCTATCTCTAATGGAGATTATATAAGATTTACTACCACAGGAGATTATGAGGATTCTATTTATAGAGTTCAGAATGTATCTACAACTACAATAACATTAAATAAACCATTTACAGGAACAGCGGGTTCTGGAGTAGCATCATTTAAAGGTTGGAAAGCCTCTAATTATGTACTAATAGATTGTGCTGTAAACTGCTGTATTGATGAAAAACTTGGTAAATTATCTGATGCTTGTTGTGATGAGTGTGGAGATAAGGAACTTAACTACGCAATGAAATTAGAATTGCTTAGAGTAGGTGCTGAAAAACAAGCAGAATGTGGTAAGTATACTGAAGCTCAAAAAACTATAGATTTATTATTATCTTATTGTAATTCAGATACTGACTGTGGTTGCTCTTAAAAAATATACAACAGAAGAATTAAATACCATCATTGAAGATGCTTGGTGTTGTTATGCTACTTTAGCTACCAAAGTTACTAATCAGGAACTTGGTGGTATAGACTGTGAGCAAGCATTAGACAATATGAAGTATTTATATTTAGCTCTAAATGCTCTATCAAGATGGCAACAATATTCAGATGGAGATTCTTCTACATATACTAACTGTTTAACTGAAGAACAATTCTCAGCAACTATAAGTAAGATTAAATCTATTTGTGGTTGTGAATGTTCTGGAAGTACTGTAACTTCCACAGCAGATGAAGATACTCTTTACATACTTGAATTTACTACAGAAGACGGAACTTACATAAGCTCAATAGAAGGATAATGCCAACAGTAACTAAAATATCATCACTACCTGCTTTAGGAACTTCCCCAAATGGAGGTAGTTTCTTAGCTGTATCTCAATTAGTAGGTCCAGATTATGTATTATATAAGGTAACTGTTAGTGAGTTACTTGGTACTACTATTACTTCACTTAATGGTCTTACAGCTTCATCTCAAACATTTGCTACTCCTGGAACTTCAGGTACTGCTCCTAGTTGGAGTTCATCTGGTTCTGCTCATACATTAAATATACCTTTAGCATCAGCATCTGGTGTAACAGCAGGTCTTTTATCTAAAGCTCAATATGATGCTGGTATAGCTCCATTTTTAGCTACTCAAACTCAAAACAGAGTATTAGCAAGTCCTGATGGTAGTTCTGGAGTATTATCTGTAAGAGCTTTAACTAATACAGATTTACCAACAATTCTTCCTGGAAAAGGAGGTACTGGAACAACTACTGCATTTACAGCAGGTTCTATTGTATTTGCTGGAGGAAGTGGAGTATATACTCAAGATAACACTAATCTATATTATAACGATACTGATAATTGGCTTCATGCTAATAAGTTGATGTTAAATACAACTTATACTGGAGACCCTTATAGTTTTGTACATAAATCAGTAGATTCAGTATATCACTTTAAATTTATAGATAGTTCTAGCAATACAATAATTGCCTCTCAAGCAGGTAACTTGTATATTAGTGAAAGTAGTGCTATACGCTCAACAGGAACATCATTAACTTTTGTTCTTAATTCTGATGATGGAGAAGGTATAAACTTTAATACGTTAGGTGGAGCAGGGGGAATATTTGTAGGAGATAATATATTCCTTTCTGTAAATCCTACTATACGTAGCGTTTCAACAGCTACTCAAAAAGGTATAAATATAAATCATACAGTAGAACAATCCTCTATAGCGACTGGTAAAATAGAATCTTTCTCAGCATCTATTGAACAAGAACCTAATCTTACAAGAGCATTTAATGGTACTATTGGAGCAAGTTTTCTTACTATTTCTGATATCAGAGGTACTACAGGAATATCTGTAGGTAATACTCTCACAGGTCCAGGAATACCTGCTCTTACAACAGTTATTTCTATACTTGGTAATGATATTCACTTAAGTAATAATTTAACTACTACTGTAACAGGAGCATTACTTACTAATACTTCTGTAACTTACTCAGCAACAGACATAGCTGATTATAGAAGTTTTAGTTCAATTGTAGGTATATCAGATACACAGAAAGCTTTTTATGCAGAAGATACTTCAAGCAATCTTTTATTTGCTATTGGTGGAGATGGTTCATTTACATTTAAAGGAGGTACTTATGCTCCTGCTGATACTGGGTGGACAGATACATCAACTAACTATGCTGAATTAAAAGATTTAGCTTTTAACTTATCTACAGTAACAGCTAGTGATGCTAATTTTAGATTACTTGCCAGAGCTTTTCTGACATTGGAGATTGCACTTAAAGACAAAGGAATAATTTTAGCATAATGTTAGGACTAGGATTAAATTTATTTAAACATAAATACACTGCTGGAACTGGAATATCTCCATTTGGAGGAAACTATACGTGGTGGGCCAATATTAACAACGCTGTATTCTCAGATAGTGGTGGAACGGATTACGTTGATTCAGTCCCATTGACAGGAATAGTAGACCAATTTGAGCAACCCACAGCAGCAAGGCGACCAAAGTATATTCATGCGGGGTTAGACAATAACCATTTAATGAGAGCCGACACCACTAACATTAAAATATACAAAGGCATAGATGCTTCTGTATTCAATGGTGGTAGCGGAACATTTGCATTTTTGGGATTGTTGAACAATGTTGGATTTAATAAAACACTTTTTACAGAGGCAACAGCAGGCGCAGCAGCATATAATTTTCAAATAGCTGTTGACGGTGGGAATTTTCTGACTATTTATACAGACGCAGACCCCACTCAGACATTAGACGCATTTACCTACGCAGAATATGCAGTACATCATTTTGTGAAAAGCGGAACAACATTTAGCTATTACAAAAACGGGGTGTTTATTCAAAGTAGAACAGTAAATCAAAACATGAATACTGCACGCCCACTAACAGCCTTTAATTACAAGTCTATTAATGCTGAACAAGGTTTTGGAGATTTAGGTGATATTGTGGTTTTGACTGGAACTGCATTGGACGCAACTGCAATAGGAAATGACTACACTAATTTTTGGAAAGTAAAATACCCGTCACTACCATAATGAAGTACAAAATATTTACATCAGCGCAAGAGTTTGAGAAAAAGAACACCGAGATATTTGAATCGGGTGTTTGTGGACACGCCAAACAATATGCAGACCTGAACACATCAAAACACCCCGTACTTGACCAATGGGCTATGCCTGTGTTTGATTACGTAGAGGAATTTTTTATTGATGAATTATTGTCAAACGAGTTGGGTAAAGATTGGTTTATAGACCCTAAAAAGAAAATATAAAATGGCAACTATTGTAACTAAAGTATCTAGCTTAACATTAAAGAACTCTACATATAATGTAGATGATGTTTGGCCTATAGTAGACTCTGCTGATGGAGTATTAAAGAAAGTTAAACCAAGAACTTATTTACAACTTGGTGATTTATCTGGTACTACTGTACCAAGTAATAGTACATATGCTGCTGCTATTCAATCTGTTTATACATTTACTCCATCTGGAAGTATTTCTGCTACTAATATACACTCAGCTATAGTTGAGTTAGATAGTGAAAAAATGTCCAACTCTCTTACAAGTGCTTATATATTTGTAGGTAATGGAAGTAATATAGCTACTGGTGTACCTGTGACTGGAGACATAACAATAACTAATGCTGGTGTTACAGCTATAGGTGCTGGTGTTATTGTTAATGCTGATGTAAATGCTTCTGCTGCTATATTAGCATCTAAATTAGGATTGCTTACAGGATTAACTAAAACTATAGGTAGTATAGCTGCTACAGATACTGTTCTTCAAGCATTTGGTAAAACTGCAAGTTTAAATGGAGATGCTGTAAGTGCAGCTATGCAACTTGGAGCAACCACAAGAAATAGAGTATCTATTATATCAGATAATGATAAGATTATAGATATAAATCCTACTCAATCATATTGTAGTTTAATATCTATAGGAGATAATGTAGCTACTTCAGATGGGTTTGTTGGTACTATTATAGGTACTACAAATGAATCTGGAAGTAGTTCTGGAACTGTAGCTACTCCTGGAATAGGTGTAAAACTACAGTCTAAAGTAGCTATTGGAGGTACTGCTGGAAGAATAATAGCATTAGATATAGCTCCAATGGACTACTACAATCCTTCTGCTCATGTGACCACAGGATTTGATTTAGTAGGATTAAGACTTCCATATGTCTCAGGTACAGGAGATTATAAATTATCATTTACCAGAAATACAGCTTGGACTTCTGCTGGAACTGGGGATGCTACAACATCTGCTTTCTCAGTAGCTAGTTTAGGATTGAATACTGTGGGTGGTAATGGTTCAACCACAATATCTTATGTATTAGGAGACCCTGCTAAATTTATTCGCATTGTGGTTGAGGAAGTTGGAAGTACAACTAAAGTAGAATATTACTTACCTGCATATACTTTGGCACAAATTACTTAATATTGTAGAATGAAATATTCGATTGAAGATTTGAAAGATTTGTACTCTGGGTTAGTACAACTTGGAAATGAAAATTTACCTATTGCTTACGCAGTAGCTAAGAACCTTAACAAGGTAGAAACTAAACTTAAAGAAGCTGACAAAGACATTAACAAAATGCGTGAATTGTTGTTAGCTAAAGATGAAAAAGGTGAGCTAATTAAATTCGTTATTGACTCACAAAAGAATGATTTTGTGTATGATGAGGATGGTAAACGTGTAATTGCTACACCTGATTTTAAACCTGAAGCTGGTCAAATTACATCTACAGCTATTGCTGAAGATAAAATTGAAGAGTTTGAAAAAGAGCTTTTAGCTATTCAACAGTCTGAAGTAGAAATAGATTTCTATAAGATTACTGCTGCTAAAGCTGCTGATTTAGAGACTAAAATCACTAAAGGTAACTTACTTAAGTACTTATTTAAGTACGACCTTATTGAAGAAAACTAATTTAATTTATTTATGAAAAATACAGTAGACCAAGTTAAAGCTTACTTTGCACCAATCCTATTAACTGTTATTATAACATTTGGAGGATGGTTAGGTACAGAAATTTACAGAACCACAAAGGAAACAGCTAAAGAGGTTGCTGTGATTAAGAATGAATTAGTAGAAATTAAAGTGAAACTTGGGTACACTGAAACTACTGTGAGAGGACACACAGAAGATATTAAACTTATAAGAGAACTCCTTTCCTTCAATCAGAAGTTTCAGTTACCTAAGAATCATACTATAAGACATAAAGAATGGGAAAACTAATATTGTCATTTATTATGAGAAGAATCCTTACTATCTCTACTCAACTTGAGAATTGCATTAAGGGTAAAGATGGACAGTATTCTATACGTAGAATATTTGCAGTATTAGGTTTATATAAATTCTTAAGTCTTAGTTGTGTAGCTGGAGATGTTAATGATGCTTATATATGGGCTTTAGTTAGTTTAATAGCAGCATTACTCTCATTGACTACTTTTCAAAACGTAAGAGAAAATGATAACCTCAGCCAAGGCCCTCAGTAAATATGGTAGTCCTTTAGATGATGCAAGAACAGCAGATAAAAATGAGACTACTGAATGGGAAAGAAGGAACATGGCTTTCTTCAATATCCCTACAAGTGTAACTACTGCTAATAAGGTTATACCCAAAAGAATATATGCTAATAAAGATTTTGGTCAAGTAGTAATCAACTGGTTAGTAGAGCTAACCAATAGAGGTCTAATTAAAGAAATCAATGAGTGGAATGGTATATACTCCATCAGACTCAAAAGAGGTTTAAGTAGCTTATCTCTACATTCCTATGCTATAGCTGTAGATGTAAATGCCAGAAACAATCCTTTAGGTTTAACAAGAGAACAATGTATTAAGAAAGGTCTTACTCCTTTTAGTCCTATGTTTATAGATATATCAAGACAGTTTATGGATTGTGGAGCAGATTGGAAATCTAGGCCTGATGGAATGCACTACCAATTAAAGTCTTTATAATGAGATACTTAGTATTAATATTATCATTATTTGTTGTAGGATGCTCAAGTAATTGGCATCTTAAAAGAGCTATTAAAAAGAATCCTAACCTTTTAGACTCCTTAACATATGAGAAAACTATTATTATCAGGGATACGATACATGATACTATTCTTATTCCTGAGCATAACTTTGATTTTAACTTGGATACTTCAGGTATTAAAGATACTTTCTCTACAGTGTATGAAGATTCTACTGTTATTATCCAAGCTAAGAAAGAAGGAAATGTTACAAAGCTTAAAGGAAAAGTAAAAACAAGATATATTACTCGAACTATATATAGAACTAAAAAGATTAAAGTTCCTTGTAACTGCCCTCCTCAAGTTACTCTAATGAGCAACAAAGATAAGTTTATGCTTATATCAGGATATTTATTCTGGATTCTTTTGGTTATTAGTATTTTAGCCTTTATATTTACACGAAAATAATAAAATTATGAATGAATCAATATTAGTCTCAGAAGTAAGACTTTTAAGACAAGAACTTCAAAGACAAAGAACTTTTGGAGAAGGTCAAACACTTGATTTGATTATAGCAGATACAGATACTCATACTAATGCTTATGGTTGGTCATGCTTCCAAGCAATAGGAGGAGATGCTGTAATTAACTCTGTAATCACTACTAAAGGAACTCTTAGTACTATTACTGTTCCTGATGGTGCTGTGTATTACTTACCTTGTACTTCTATGGATTTGACTTCAGGTAAATTAGCAATGTTCCAACAATCAAGAGTATAATGAAAGATATACTTATAGATATTACTTTAGGAGTATTGTTTCTTATACTTATATATGGAGTGTATCATCACACCAGTATAGAGACTATTCCTGAATTAATAGTTAGAATAGTAGTCAGTCTTGGAGGTGTTGGATTTTTAGCTTACTTAATCAAACGATATAAATAATGGCAACCCTATCTGAAATAGTGTATAATATACAGAACTTCATAGAAGGAGGTAGAATACAAGTTGATTCTATACCCTCTTATGAACAGCTTGTATTTAATGTTAATATCCAAAGAGCTAAATGGGCAAGGAGAGATATTAATAAGAATGGCTACATATCAGATACTTGGCAACAGGATTTAGGTTGTGTTGAACTTGAGTTAGTTGATTCTGCTCAATGTTGTACTATTGAATCTGGATGTGATATATTGAGAACTATAAACAAACTTCCAAGACTTGTAAGACTCTATAATAGAGATGCTATTACGTTTGTTGGTAGTATAGATAAGCAATCCAGCTATGCTGTAATTAATCCTAATTCAGCTAAGTATGCTGAGTATGAGAAATATACAGGTAATCAAAAGAGATTCTTCTTATTAAACCAGTATGGATTTCTTACTAATAGTAAGACTCAAAAGTATATTAATGTAAGAGGTGTATTCACAGACCCTAGACAAGCTGCGTGGTTTGTAGATTGTGATAATGAACCTTGTTGGACTGAGGATGATGAATATCCAATGCCTGAAGATTTAATAGACATGATGACAGATGACTTCTTGAACAATAAGATTAAGATTATAACAGAGATTAAACAGGATTTGATAAATGACGCAAAAGACGAAGAAACTAGGACTTGATGATATGTATTCTTTTTATTGTAAGAATACTAAGAATCCTTTACCAAGAGATGTGTTTGGTAAAGCTATGAGAGAAATGAACTATTGGGTTATAGAAAACATATTACTCAAAGGACAAGTATATGAATTTGGATTTGGTTTAAGTGGAATAAGAGTTGTTAAATTCAAGAACACTTATAAGAAACCTAAAATTGATTGGGGAGCTACTATAAGGTCTGCTAAAGATGGTAATCGTATAGTTATATATAATACAAGAACCTGGAAGATATGGGTTCAATGGCATAAGAAAACTAAGTTAAAAGCATTAAATTCAACTCAATATGTGTTTCAAGCAGCAAGACAGAATAAAACACATGACAGAATAAAGATTAAATCTTTGTGTTCAAGGATTTATGAAGAGTATGAAAAGAATGATTTGTTTCTAACTGACTTAACAACAGTATAAAATGGTATATAGAGAAGTTTCTTCTAAAGCTATTATAGCTAAAATATTCAGAGATGTTAAACCACCTGATGCAAACTGGGTTACAGATGCAATAGAGTGGATTGGAGAAGCTTTGGATGAAATTGGTGCAGGTGCGCAATTAATAGATAAAGAAACATCTCCTGGATTTGGCTATCCTGAGTACTTAAAGATAGTTAATCATAAAGGTATACTACCTTGTGATTTATATACTATTAATCAAGTAACTCATAACAATAGACCAATATACCCTAAGACATCAAGTTACTCAACTCAAAAGTATGACTATGATAACTATGGTAATATTATATTAACTACAGATAAAAACGCTAGTCTTAAAGAATTTTATGATATAAAGGGTAACTATATAGTTACAGGATTCAGTGACTCTGCTGTGAATATTCTATACAAAGGATTTTCAATAGATGAGGATGGGTTCCCAATGGTTCCTGATATGATTGAATTTAAAAGAGCTTTAACTTGGTATGTAAGAATGATGCTGGTATCTTCTGGTTATGAAGATAAAGTATTTACATATGAGAAGCTTGAAGAAAGATTTTGGCAAAGTTGTGCTAATGCAAGAAATCAAGCTAATCAATTAGATGTAGGTAATGCTGAGAACTTCTTAAACCAGTGGGTTAGAATGATACCTAGCTTAGATAGATTTGCATCTACATTTAATGACTTAGGTAATAGAGAAAGACTTGTATCTAACTTTAATAACTACTTGTACTGGTAATGCTTACACCAACTAAAGGTTTACATAGAGATAATTCTCCTATAAATCAACCTCCTGAAACTCTCAGATATGCGTTGAATGCTAATCTTAACAAACTCGATAATGAGTATGTTAATGAGGATGGTTTTGAATTATTCAGAGACTTTGTAGATAACTTGATTATAGGTAAGTGTGTACTAAACAATGATACTACAGTATTATTCTCGGTATCTGCTGATGGGCTGACTTCTCAAATAGGAGTTATCAATGAGGCAGGTAATTATAGAATTATAATAAACTCTACTTATTTAGATTTCTCTGCATTCAATTTAATTGAAGCAGTATATAAGATTAACTCTAAAGGAGAGCAATTAATTTATTGGACAGATAATCTAAATAGATTAAGATACTTAAATGTATTCAATCATACATTAGACCTTAATGCTAATTTTGAGTTTAATACTCCCTCTGATGTAGAGAAACTCAATGCATTTAGAGATGTTGCTTATCCAACCATAACTCCAACAAGTGTAGATAACTTTGGAGGACAGATAGATGCTGGAGTATATTACTTTGCTGTAGCTTATGTAGATGCTCAAGGTAATGAAACAAGTTATAATGCAGTATCTCAACCTGTACCTATATATAGAGACCCTCACCCAATAAGTACATTTCCAAATGACTTTGAAGGTAGTAATAACGTAGTTACAATTAAATCAATAAACCTTCAAATTGCAACCACAGACTCAAGATTTGAGTTTATGAGGATTGCTGTTATACCTAAAGTAAATAATGTAGTACTTGCTCCAAGAGTATTCTTAACTATTCCTGTAGTAGCTTCTACACAAACCTTTAGATATACAGGAACAGAAACATATACAGAATTAACACTAGATGATGTAGTTATACCTAAAGCTTTTTATGATACTTGTAAGACACTTGCTTATCATCAAAAGAGATTATATATAGGTAACTTAACTGAACCAGAATTACCTAATCTACAGAGATATGTAAACAATGTTATAGTAGATTACGAACTTGAAACTATAGACCCTGTACCCTATACTAATGCTGGAGTATCTGTAGAAGATAGTTACTATAATGAATACAGAATAGCTTTAAAGAAAGGATTTCTTCATGATGAAGTATATGCTTTATATATGTCTTTTATCACAGATGAAGGATTAGAAACAAATGCTTTTCATATTCCTGGAAGACCAGCAGCATTAATACCAACTACAGCTAAATTTGAAACAGAAGAAATAGATACTTGGGCTAGTTCACTAGTTAATGTGACTGAAGCTTTACAAGTAAATGCTACAGGTAAGTATTTCCAATTTGGTAATACAGCAGGTAACTACAAAGCTACTAATATATATAATAGTGGATTATCTTCTAATATGGGTTATTGGCAGAATACTAATGAAACTTACCCTAATACTGATGATTGGGATGTAGTAGATGAGAATGGTACTGTAGTTTACACTAATAGAAATTCTTTGGTTAGACATCATAAGATGCCTACTCTCAACACTACTTCATTTAAAGACGGTGCTGATAGAGAATTAAAAGTAGCTTTTCTTAAATTAAAGAATCTAAGATTACCTGCTTCAGTAAGAGCTAATATACAAGGATTCAAAGTATATGCTGCTAAAAGAAATTATAACAATGCTACAGTAATAGCTAATGGTATAATGTCACCTAAGTTCTTACTTACTGTATCTGCTGTAAATGCACTTCAAGATTTTAATACAGGAATTAATCTAAACTTTGCTCCTGGAGGAACTTGGACTACTACTGCAAGAACTAAGGTATTTTCAATGAATGATTTTAGTATTCTTAATTCTGAAATAGATACCTCTACTGTTAGTCATATTAAGACTCATTTGAAGTATTCTGTAACATTAGTAAATAAAACAGGTAGTGGTATATTTGGAGCTATATCAAACGCTCCTACTTATGCTGCTGGAGGTGCACCTTTAATTGGTGCTTATACTGCTGATTACACATCACTACTTCCTACTGACATCTCCGAGCAAACTAAACTCAATGCTGTACTTACTTGTAAGCTTGAGAATTATAATACTCCTAATCCAGGAAATTTTGCTAGCTCTGCATTAGTAGTTAATAGTAATTATTATGGTACTACAAGAAGTCAAAATAACTTCTCTGGAGATTTCCATATAATATTTGAGACTGTAAATAACCTTTCTGCTACTTTTAGTACAGGAACTTTAGTTGGTGTAACTGATTTTGATACTGATGGTACACTTTTAAATCCTCATAAAATATCTAATCAAGGATATGTTTATCTTTATTCTTACAAAGAAGATGTGTATCAATCTTTTGATTCTCAAGAATTAGAAGATACAGGTACTTATGTAGAGATTACATCAAGCTCAACAAGCTCAGGTAAAATACAAGGAGATATTTATACTGGTATATACGGATATAGAACATTTTGTAGTTACCCAGCATCTGCTACTAATTTTGATATATCTGCATACACTGTTTTACATATAGTTCCTCATCAAAGTTTATCTAACTTTCTACTTCGTGAAACAGGAACTGGTCCAAGAGACTTATTTTATCCTCACTCACCACAAGTAGATGTACTTGGAATAGGTACAGCTTACGCTGATTATTATGGTTATAACACTACTTACTCCTCTTTACAAGATATTAGGACAGCTCCTATTCAACCCAAGTTGTTTACAACTACTCCTACAAGTAAATTCACTAATAGAGTTCATAGGTCAGCTATTGATAATCCTGAATCACAACAAGATAATCTGTTAATATTCTCACCTACTGAATACAAAGATGTGGGATTAGGTAGAGGAGAACTTATAGTAATCAAACAAACTCCAGATAAGATTATACTTCACTTTGAACAAGGATTATATAAGACTATTGGTATTGATTCTATTAAGACTTCTTCAACAGAGGCATTCTTAGGACAAGCTGATATATTCTCTGTAGACACTAAAGAGATTATATTTACTGATTTAGGTTATGCTGGTACTCAAAACCAATTTGCTGGTGTAATCACTCCTTATGGGTATTTCTTCCCTGATGCTAAGAATGGTAAGGTATTTCTTATTACTGATACTATAACTGAAATTTCTGGACAAGGATTATTCAGGTGGTTTAATACATATCTACCATTTAAGTTTCTTAATCAAATTCAAGAGCTTATAGAAAGTATAGGTTATCCTGAGTGGAGTGCTTCTTCAGGATATATTCCTGGAGATATAGTAAGACGTAATGCTGATTATTATCAGGTTATCTCAGGATTTCCATTCACATCAACTACTCCTCCAGAAGATGACCCTGCTAATTGGGAATTAATCTATGCTTACACAGAACCTCTTAAAACAGATAATACTGTAGTTAATGGTCAAGTAGGAATGATGTCTACTTATGACCAGCAATCTAATAGAATAATCATCACTAAAAAAGACTTTACTATAGACCCAGCAAGATTTGTAGGGTTTTATAGGATTACTATTCTCACAGTAATATTATTTAATCAAGGAGATATATTCCTTAAAGATGGTAAACTTTACTATGTGACTTCTGACCCCGTATCTGAATTTGGAGACTTTGTATCTCCATTTATAGGAGGTACTGCAAGATTACTTCCTCCTGATTTAGAAGATTTCTCTGTAGATAACTCTTATACTATTTCTTATTATCCTGAGCAAAAATGTTGGGGAAGTTGGTACAGTTATTACCCAGATTTCATCTATTCTACTCAACAGAATACTTACTCAACTAAGTTATATAAATTATTCAAACATAATATACCTACTAATACAGGATTATATTATACTGCAACTAAGCAGAAAACAATTTATGAATATGTATCTAACACTCCTCAAGGAGAGATAACCGTATTATCTGCTTTTAGTTTTATAACCAAAACAATTAACTCAACTGGTATTGTACTACCTTTAGATACATTTAACAGAGCATACTTATATAACACTTATCAGATAGCTAATGAAGTGATTATCACTAACTTATCTACTGCAAGGAACTCAGAAGGTGTTTGGTCAGTAAATCAATTCAGAGATAGCTATGACCAAACTACTCCTATTGTAGACCAGATTAACAACCTGAATATTAACACTTCAGCTATATCAAATACAGTTCCTTGGAAACAACGCTCTAAGCTAAGAGATAACTTTCACATCATTAGATTAGAGTACGATAACAACAACTCATATAAACACACACTTCAAAAAGTAGGTGCATCAATGAGATTGTCACCTAGATAACATAAATTTGTATATGGCTAAGAAGTTAGTTGATAAGTTACTTAAGAAGTACCCCAATGGAGGTAAAGTTAAACCTCGTATTAATTTACCTATTCAAACTACACCAGCATCTTCAACCTTTATTACACCTGTAATACGTAATGTATTAATGGATGAACTAGTTGCTGCTAAAACTCCTGAAGCTAAAAAGATAGCAGAAGGTAAACTTGCTAAAAAAAGAGTAGCTAAAAATCCTGAATCTTGGACACCTGAAGACTGGAAAAACTACAGAATACCTGAACCTGCTATACAATATGTTCCTATTGAAGCTGCTTTACTTCCAGGAACTCCTATGATTAAAGGACTAGGTAAAGTAGGTAATTTTCTTTTAGATGCTGCTAATCCTATTGGAGGAATGATAGATATATCTAAAACTCCTTTAAAGAATGCTTATAAATTAAATCCTTGGGCTTTTAAACCAGATTCGGAAATGGGGTATAGGATGTTAGGTCAAGAAGGTTTTGAAGATGCTTTAAACACAGGTGTGTTAAGAGCAAAACCTGTTCCTAATCAACCTACAAATGGAGGAATATCTTTGTCAAGAAATACAAATAGAAATCCAAATACAGGTAAAATGCAACCTGCTTTAGATAGACCATATTTTGCAGATGGTTTTATTGATGAAAGATATGCTGCTGATTATATGGCTGCCGTTAATAAAGTAGAAAATAACTTAATTCCTATACCAACACATAAAGGCATAGCTCCAGCTCAAGCAGGTAGCATACCATTAGAAAATGCAACACTATATAAAAAAGATTGGTTAAAAGGATATAAAGAAATTCCCAAACCAAAAACAGATAATATGAGAAACAATCCTAAGAAGAAATTAAAAAATGGAGGATTAGTTAAGTATGTTAATGGAGGAGAAGAACTCCAACAATCTGTAGACCCTCTTTTAGCTATGGGATTAAATACTGTAGCTCCAGGGTCAGGTACTGCTTATACTGCAACAAGAGGATTTTCAAATAAACTTAAAGAATCATCTAATCCTTATATAAAAGCTACTGGTGCTGCTTATGACCCTATGCCTTTATTCTCAGAATTTGGAGATGGGAAAGGAACTATAGCAGGTGACTTACTTAGAAGTTCTGCCGTAGGCGCACCTTTTAGATTTGCTAAAAGTTTAAAAGACAGTAAAGCTGAGAAACGTAAAGCAGAAGAACAAAAGAATTATCAATTAGCTTCAGATGCTATTCAACAAGCTAATAATTATGGTGCTTCTGGATTTGCTCCTTATGAAACCTCTACTCAAAAGAGTTTATTTAAACTTGGTGGTTATTATAACATGGGAGGTATGGATGAAGATTATGCTACTGCTGAAGTTGAAGGTAATGAACACGCTGTAGACCCTAATGGTACTGGTATTCAATTTGAAGGACCTAATCATGAGAATGGTGGTATTCCTGTAAACTTAGAACCTGGAACTAAAGTATTCTCAAAAAGACTTAAAGATGTTAATGGTAAATCATTTGCTCAAAATGCAGATAGGTTATCTAAAAAGTTAACAAAAGCTATTAAGAAATTTGATGAGTATCCTAATTCATCTGCTATTGAAAACTCTATAGCTATACTTGAAACTCAAAGAGATGAAGTATTTAATAGACAAGAAGATATGAAGATGCTTAAGTCTATTAATCAAGCTAAAAAAATGTTTAAAAATGGGGGTTTAGCTATGTATCTTGCTGGAGGTGAAGAACCTAAAGTATCAGATGCTGATGTTGAAGAGTTTAAAACTAACCAAAAAACATTTTCATTTGTTCCTAATAATTTAATAAAAAATAGACTCAGCAATAATCCATCTGTACAAGAGATGTCTCCTGAGTACACTTCAGATGAAGAATTTGAAGGTGTTAATTTTTATACTCCTTCTAAACAGGAAAAATCTGTTGTTACTGCTCCAACACCAAAATCAAAACCTGTTACTAAATCTGCTGCTCCAACCAAACCTATTTCATATAATAAACCTATTGTAAATAAACCTATTATAAATACTCCTGCTGTTAAACCTCAGCCTGTAAATAAACCAGTAAATACTCAAGAGAAATCATTACCTTCAGATGTTAATAGTTTATTAACTCAAAAGAAACAAAATCCAAATTGGAAAACTTTTAATGGAAATTATAGTATATATTCAAAAGAGAATAGTACATTTTACTTATTTGATAAAAATCACAAATTAGTAGATAGTATAATAGGGGGTAGAGGGGCTGATAAAGGAGACCATACTAATAATGTAGAATATGTGAATGGTAAATGGATAACTCCTAAAAATAGTAAAACTACTCCCACAGGAAGCTATGCTATAAATGAGCAGACTAGAACTCCTGAAGAAGGTATTGGTAAAAAAAGTTATGGGTTTTCTAAGAAGGGGAATACTGAATTAAGTTTACATGATGTCTATGGAAAAGGTATAGATAATAGTGTTTACAATAGTAGAAATACAATATTAAATGACCCAAAAGTTAAGGAAAAACTAATGTCTTATGGGTGTATAAATTTACCTACAGGATTTTTAGATAAAAATGATGACTATATTAATACAGGAGACAGTTTATTTATTACACCTGAACCAATGAAACAAATTAAAAAATCTAAAAAATTATCTAAAGGAGGTTTAGTAAAGTATGCTCTTGGTGGACCATTTGAAGATGAGTTTTCTCAAGAAGAACTTCCTAGAGGATTGGGTGCTATTAATCCTAAAACAGGTATACCTTATACAAGAGAAGAAGTTGAAGCCGCTTATGGGGTAGTTCCTCAATCAAATGCTCCACTACAAGTTACTCCAAAAAGACCTACAGGATTTAATTTTCTACCTACAGGTGCGCCTACTCCAACTTTAACTCAACCCAACCAAGTACCTTCATCAAGAGCTGCTGGTCCTAAGTTTGATTATCTTACAGATGAAACTCCTGCTGGAGCTACTCCTGCTCAAACAGCTAAATTTATGGCTGGAGATACACCTAAAGGATATAAAGTAGATATAAATAGTGCTTTACCTTATGCAGGTAGTTTAGCTAATATATTAATGAAGAATCCTAAAGTTCCTAACTACTCTAAGATGC